TTCGTATGGCGAGCAAAAAGAAGAAGTTTAATATTGATAAAGAGTTAAATGAAATGAAAGACAACGAACAATTTATTAAAAAACTAAAAGAGGCAAAAAACTTACTTGAGATCCAAAGTAAAAATGTTACAGATGAATATATGAAAGGTCTCTATAATGGGATGGAGCTAATTCTATCAATTTTTGAGTCTCGTGAGCCAATATATTGGTCGAAAAAAGAGGTAGAAAATGATAAAGAGGATAGACTACTGGAACTTTACGACATGGCCGAACCGCCAATGTTTGAGACGTTAGCTAGAGGCAAACATTCCGGCTATGAATTCTTCATTGTATGGTGTGCTAGCCACCCAAACGCCTATATCAGAATCCCGAAAGGCCACCCATTTTACAAGAAAGATTACACCAGCATAGATGATAAGTGTATAATCTACGGAGGTTTTACGTTCAGTGGGGAAGATCTAGACAAGAGATACGGATTACCGGAGGGGTGGTATTTAGGGTGGGATTACGCCCACTCCACTGACTTCATAAATCTCCCCGGGTATTTTATAGGGGGTTTCAAGTGTGCAATAAAAAACATAGAAACAGTTTGTAAAAAGGTAATCGACAACATAATAAAGGAGGCAGAATGAGCAGAACAAACAGACTCTTGGCCGGGATGTTAAACCAAGCGGTAACTGGCCGAAAATTCCATGGCCCAGACGGAATGGAATTATACGCGAGTATATCTCAGCCACCGATAAAAGTGATAGAAAAGCACGGCACGGATGACGAAATGGAATGGATGGTAGAGTGTCCGAATTGCGGCGCTCACAAGAAATACGGAACGCAAGTGTTTATGATTAGCGGACGGATATACTGCGACGCAAATGGTTGTAGGGAGAAATTGGAGGCAAAATGACATACACAGGACACAAAACTAAAACAATGTCTAATGGAGAAAATATTGTTGACTACATCATGCCAACGATTATTCAGGATAGTGTGTTCCATAGAGGTATTCCAATACCATCAAGAGAGCAGGTAGCACTTGTGATTAGAGCTATGAGAATGCACCCATTACTAGCATACGCCTCTGGATATGACTATTCAGAATTATCTAAGCCTGATGAGGTTACTAAATTCTATCCAGAAATATCTAGTATTGGTAGGTTCTTCCGAGACGCTCCGTTAGGGGTGTTAGATGAATATGAGATAAAGGAGAGAAACACCAATGACAAGTAAATTAAGCAAAGAAGCTTTCATAAAATTAGCGGAGGCATATTCTAAGCAGGAGAATTATGAAAAGGAGCTAAGTAATAATCTCGAAACTATAAATGAAAAATACAAAGTCTACATGGGGTTTATTGGTTTTTCTAATTCGTCTGACTTGATCATGAACGTAGTACTAGATCTCCTCGGCGAGGATTTCAGCTATTATTTTTATGACTGCAAAGAAAACTTCAATAAGTTTAATAAAAATACTCTCCTAGAAGGAGGAAAACATCCAAACGTTAATAACTTTGGCGAGCTATGGGAGTTTAGCCAAAATTATGGGATCGGTACAAAATGAAATACTATACATCTGATTTGCACCTATCTAATACGAATATTATTAAATATGAAAACAGACCATTTAGCTCCATCGAAGAGATGGACAATACGATAATCCACATTATTAACTATCGATTATCTCCTGATGATGAACTTTATATTTTAGGCGATTTTACTTTGGAGAAGAACGTTGATAAAGTTAATAGTCTGATCAGAAGAATTAAATGTAAAAAGCATTTAATTCTAGGCAACCATGACTATTTTGTTAAAAACGAAAGCCTTTGTAGTCTATTCAATTCAGTACACCATTACCTAGAGATAGACGATAATGGTCAAAAAGTTATTTTATTCCATTACCCGATTCAGAACTGGAATCTTAAAAATTATGGTTCGATTCACCTATATGGCCATGTCCACTCTAAAGAAGAATTACAGCTAAAAGAATATAATGCGTTTAATGTTGGAGTAGATGTGAACAACTTCAAGCCCGTAACATTAGAGGAGCTGCTGCTTAGAAGAGGAGAAGTAAATGGACATTTTACTGCCAAATGAAGCTGATTTGAGCCATGAAGATCTACTTGTCATTAGATCTGCGCTACAAATACATAGCCAACAGGCTCAAGAGGCTTTGTTTAAAATCAATCATTTAATTAAATCAAGTGAAGAGGAGAAATAATGAGTAGAACAAGTAAAAAAGAGTATCTTAATTATGCATGGAGTGATCTTGGCGAGGTAATTTACCACCTAGAAGACGCTGATTGTGATGACTTGGTCGAAGAAGCAAAGCAGTTGAGACGAAAGATATCTAAGCGTATGGGTACGGATGATATTTTAACACGACTATTAAACCGATGAGATACAATTCAGAACATAGCTTATATGAGCAGATAGCACGTTATATTCAGCTACAATACCCAGACATAATTTATCGCTTCGATCTCGCAGCCGATCTCAAATTGACACCTGGTCAGGCGGCGAAACACCATAGGTTACATCCGGAAAGGGGCTACCCGGACCTATTCATCGCAGAGTCAAGTGAGAATATAAATAGTAAAGACTGGAACGGCATTGTACGTGAGTGGGGATTTTATTTCGGACTCTATATTGAAGTCAAAAAAGACAGCACCAAATTAAAACGCGATAAAGATGCTAAAAAGATCTTGAAGGGCGACACTAAAATCCGCAAAAAGGGTGATTGGTTTGATAAGCATATTGAGGAACAAGCCGAAATGCTCGAAAAACTGCGTGCGAGGGGTTATAAAGCTGAATTCGGGGTTGGGCTTGAGGAATGTAAAAAGATAATTGATGAATATTTAAGGAGTTAAAATGTATGTTAAAACTAACCACAATCAATCAAATAGTCGAATCAATCCTAGCTCAGGACGGCGATAAAACTAAACTGAAATGTAGAGCGAACGAAGCTACAATCATCCTAAAAACCGCCATGATTTGTGAAGCTCGTGGGATTAATGAGGCAATGAAATATTATAACGGCACGCATTCTGAGGATGAGTATCAGGAATATAGAACTAGTGTAATATTGCCAGATTAATGCTTCGAATCCGAAAATAGCCCCATGTTGAGAGGGGGCTATTTTATGGTTCAAAAAATATAACAAAAAAAGAACCCCTCCCATGAGGTTCTTTTCAATCTAACACTATAACCAGTATCCTAATTACAGTTTACCCTGTTTCTTTAATTTTTCAACTCTAGAGTGAATGTATGAATTTCCGCCGATTTCTTCATAGTGAGAGTAAATATCATTAAACCGTTCGAGCTCAATCTCAGTGAGTTTTTCACCTCTCTCAATATCAGCTAGATATCTAGTTATAAAGTTCCGACACTGTGCAATATCAATGCTATGGATTTCTCGGTTATTTTTCTCGAGTAGCTCCGTGAGTTTTTTATTCTTTCTTTCGAGTAATTCAATGAATTCACGTCCATTTTTATCGATTTTCTGATTTAGTGGGTCGATAAGTGTGGTCATCCATTTCTTCATCAGACTGTCTAGAAATTTCGAAATGATACCCACTCCTGTGATTACGCCAGCAATTACAGAGATAAATGTCGTGATGTCTTCCACCGCAATTCGCATTATTGTCTTCGCCTCAATTTTATAGTCGTGCCAACAGGAATGTTGCCATAAATACCTTGCTCATGAAGCTGGTTAGTATAAAAAGCCACATCACCATTATCACCCCATAAGCCATTATCGGTTTGGAGACCAAGCTTAAGAATTACAGCACCAAAAGTATCACCAGCTTGATAAGTGTAGCTAACTTCATTACTAAGAGCTGGCTGCGGTGCAGGAGTAGGAGTTGTAGCAACTGGAACTGGCTTAGGGCTCTCAGCCTCTAGCATGGATTTAGGACATGCGTAAACAGTACCAACGGCATCAAGATTAAGGTAGTGAGTAGAGACATGTAGTGGTGTCCAGTTAGCATCGTTTACAATGTTTCTGTCAGCATCTACAACCATACCAGTATGACCATAAGCACCTGCAGAATACGCAAATATGGCACCGTTACGCTTACCACATCGCACCCAGCCAAGCTTATTGACGAGATAATCTACCATGGCCCTACCATCACATGGACCGTAATCAGGGTGAGGGATATAGTTCATTCGAACACCAGAAGCTAGATACCATGAGTATTTACTACACTGCCAGCCTTTGCCGTAGTCACTATCACCATCTGGAAGTCTCTTAGATAAAGGATTGTCTCCACCTTGTCCAACTTCTGTAATTTCTTCTTCTGTAGGTTCGGCTTTTTTATCGGTTTGGGTATCATTAACTGTGTGTTTAGGAGTGATGAGTTCAGCAATTTCTTTAGCCGTCTTCACGACATCAGAAGTTAACCCTGTATAGTCAGCTTGAGATTCATCGAGTTTTACATCTGTCTTCTTATTAATAAAGGCAACAATATTCTTGATCGTATTGGTTAAATACCAACCTACACCACCTAAAATACCAGCAATTAAAATAGGGAACGAAGCATCTTGCAGGAATGACATATCTGCTCCGACTTT